GTGGAGGCCGGGGACCCAAACGCATCCTTCTCCCTGGCCGAGCTGGCAAATTCGGCGGCGGGCGGGGCCTTCTCCGGCTTCGTGTTGGGCGGCCTGGGTACGGCGGCCAACCGCTTCCAGTCACTCCCCATGTTCGACCAGCGCCAGGTGGAGACCTTCCCGGAGGTGCAGAAACCCGCGGTGGAGCCCTTGCCCGATGTGGGTGGGCCTGTCGCCCCCAGCGCGGCCAAGGGCGGGGCGAACGTGCAGAGCGGGAATGTGGATACTCCTGCGCCCCAGCAGGCACAAAAAACCGCCTCTACGGGGGAGACGGGAAGCACAGCGGTCAATACAGATCCGACGCGGCATACGCCGCAAGAACAGGCGGTCATCAACGAATACCAGAATGCGGTCGATGCCTCGCTGGTCGCATTTGTGAACAAGTGGAAAACGCTTAAGAACCCGGACTACAAGAAACGTATACGGATGCCAATCGCAGAAGTTTCTGAAAGAGCGGCCCATGATGTACAGAGCGCAACAGGCATTGATGTGACTGGTTTTGAGCATGTGTTGAGCGGGAATGCGCTTGAACACATCGAAAAGCGGCATGGGACGTCCGGGCGTGCGGACCAAAGCATGACCGACGTCAACGACATTGGTCGCATGGGGTATGTCTTGGAAAACTACGATTCCGTCGATTTACTCAGGAATGACGACGGAACGCCAAGGACTAGCACGGAGTACGCGAACGCAGATAACACCCCGGCACCTATGGTCCAATTCCAGAAGAAGGTCAATGGCACATACTACGTCGTTGAGGCTGTACCGGATTCCGCTGCACACCAAATGCGTGTGGTATCCGCATATATGCATAAAAATGGCGGAAGTACTGACCAAGTGCTGAACGTGCCGCAAAACGGCCCGCAGCTTACGCCCAAAGCGCCCCATGGTGCGAATACTTCCGCTGTTGCCCCCATTATAGCAGATTCCTCCGCCGGTGGCAATACCCAGTCTGCCCAGTCCGGCCCGGAATCATCCACCGGAGGCTTTGGGCCCAACACGGTTGGCTCGGCGGAGAATCCGTTTAAATCCGCTCCCAAGATATCCAAGGTGGAAACGAACACCTTTGAGAACGGCGGCATCTATAACGAGGTGGACAAGCAGATGGCCGGCGTCAAGCCGGAGGACCTCGCCTATGACCCTGTCTCTGAGCGGCAAAGCATGTCCCACGCGCTGGACCGGCTGGTGAACGATTTTGAAGGCGAAAAAGCCGACCTGCCCAACAAGGAGGCCTGGAGCGGGGAGGACCTGGACACCGCCATGGGCATCCTGTATCAGGCGCGGCAGCAGGGGAAACAGACGGGCGACTACTCCGAGTTTAACCGGTGGCGCAAGCTCATTCAGGAAAAGGGGACCAATGCCGGCCAGATGATCCAGGCATTCGCTAAGTACACCCGGACCCCGGAGGGCATCCTGATGGACGCGGCGGAGACCTTGGAGCGGACGGGCTTGGACGAGGCCAGACGCAACGCCATCCTGGGGGATGTGGAGACGCAGGTAGGCGCCCTGGAGCGCATCGGAGAGGGCGACCTGGACGGCCTGATCGAACTGATCGAGCGCAACAGCGAGATTCGCGGCACCACCGGACTGTTCTCCAAGAAAACCTCCGGTCGGATGGACTGGGCCCTGCGGGAAGTTGCGAAGAGCTACAGCGACGCGGAAGCCTTCCTGCGGGATGTGGCCGTGTCTCAGCTCCGCAGCATCGCCGCCGACTATCTGCCGGTCAGCCCCCTGGAGGCTGTAAAGAATTACCGCGTCATGGGGATGCTCTCCAAAGCGTCCACCGTCATGCGCAACCTTGTGAGCAACAACGTGTTTGACCCGTTGGAGACGCTCTCCAACGACATCGGGGTCCCGCTGGATATCGCGCTGTCCAAGCTGACCGGGCAGCGCACTACGGCGGTGGACAAGTCCTGGTTCTCGAAGGCCAAGCGGCAGGGCTCCCTGGAGGGGCTGCTGAAATCCTACATACAGGTGGGCCTGGACGCCAGCACGGAGAACGCCAGGGGCCGCTACGAGGGGACCGCCGGGCGGACGTTCAAGATGACCGGCAACCTCTTCGAGCGGCTGCTGTCCACCTGGGCCAAGTACGAGGGCTACGCCCTGAACACCACGGACGAGTTCCAGAAGGGCGGCATCCGGGCGGAGGCCCAGCGCGGCATCGACGAACTGAAATCCGCGGGGAAGCTGGATTCCAAGGCCCTGCCCACCTGGGCGGACGAGACGGCGCGGCAGCGCACCTTCCAGAATGATGGCAGGGTAGCCAGGGTCATGACCGGCCTGCGCAATGCGGGCAACCAGCTAGCTCTCAAGGACTCCCGAGGCGGTTCCTTTGGCGCCGGGGACCTGATGCTGCCCTTCGCCCGAGTTCCCGGGAATCTGGTTTCCCAAGCGGCCAACTACAGCCCCATGGGGCTGGTAAACGGGATGAAGGATGTTGTCCGGACGGTTTACCAGGCGAAGAAGGGGCAGCTTTCTCCGGAGATGCAGGCCCAGGCGGTCCGCAATGTGGGACGCGGGTTCACCGGCTCCGTCGCACTGGCTGGATTCGGGGCGCTGGCGCTGGCCGGTCTGATCAACGTGGCCGGGGCGGAGGACAAGGACAAGGAGGCTCTGGAGCGGGCGCAGGGGAAGAATGGCACGCAATGGAACCTGTCCGCCACCATGCGCTGGCTGAACGGGAAGGGCACGGAGTGGAGGGACGGGGACACGCTGGTGTCTATCGGTTTCCTGGAGCCCCTGAACGCCATTATGGCGGCGGGGGCGCTGATGGCCGATGCCTACCGAGAGGACGGGGCGCTGTCGCTTGGGGAGGTGGTTGGCTCATCTGCCAGCGCGACGATTCAGGCGGTGCTGGACTTGCCCGCTATGTCCTCCATCGGCAGCCTGATCGACGCCTACACCTACGCCGAAGGGGAGACCACAGCAGAAAAGGTCTTTGAAGCGGGGTTCAGCTACGCCGGTTCCCAGGCGTCCAGCTTCCTCCTGCCCAACTTTGTAAAGGGTATCGCCACCGGCCTAGACGATACGGTCCGAAGTCAGTACGGCAGCGGCACCACTCTGGGAACCGCTCGGGACAGCATCGTGGCGGGGCTGCCTATGTTCCGCAAGGACCTTCCCGCCTCCGTGGACGGCTTCGGGCGGGAGCGGACCAATACCGGGAACACAGCTCTGAATTTGCTCAATGCCAACCTTCTGCCGGGACAGCTCCGGACCTACAGGCAGAACGCCGTGGAGAAGGAGCTGGAGCGGATCAGCGGCAGCACCGGCGCGACAAACATTTATCCGGGCAAGAACGCGCCCTACACCGTCCGGTATGACAACCAGGCCTACAGCCTCACGCCCAAGGAGCGGGACGCATACCAGCGCAGTCGTGGCCAGGCTACCCTTAGACTGATGGAGAGCCTGGTGGGCGCGAGGAGCTACCAGCGCGCGTCCGACCAGGAGAAGGCGGAAATGCTGGCCGACGCGGTATCCTTCGGAGAGGACGTCGCCAAGCGGGAGATGCTGACGGCCCGAGGCGTGGAGTACAAAAGCAGCGCGTGGGAAAAGGCGTACGCCATCACTCGGAATGGGATTGATTTCGGGGTCTATCTGGAGTACAAGGACCTGTTGGCGGAGCGGAAGGCGGCGGGGAAAGCCTCCGCGGCCAACGCCGCCGTGCGGAAGACCCTCTTCTCGGATGGACGGCTGACCCAGAACCAAAAGGAATTTCTGGACCAGACACTGCTTTCGGACAACATTGTGATTCCACGGAATCTGGACGTGAAATACGCAGACGAAGAGACCTTCATGGAGCATCTACAACAAGGACAGCAAGGATATGTCCGCCGCCGACAAAAAGGCCGCCCTGCGGGAGCTCATCGGCGAGCGAGGGAACGCGCTGTACAGCCAGCTCGGGAAAGATTGAAAAAGCCCCCGCCGCTCCAAGGAGCGGCGGGGGTGGTTTTTAGGTTATTTAAAAGCCTTGGGTTCGCCCGTTAATTTCATGTGCAAATTCGTGTGCATTTTTTGAGATTTTTACACACGACACCATACTTTTTCAACTTACATTGTACCATGGACAAAACCATGAAACCATTGAAAAACAAAGAAAAAATCCCGAAACCCTGATTTATCAAGGGTTCGGGATTTGGTGGACCAGTTTCGACGCTATACGGACCGCCATCAACGGCGCCGGAATCCAGGGCGTTCTCCACCAGGGGGAAGTCCACGGAGCTGTTCCGGCCGGTATAGTTCAGCACCACCTTCAGGTGATCGTCGTACAGGTAAATGGCGTTCACGAAGGTGGTCACCAGACGGAACCGGAAGGCCGGGTCGGTGAGATCCCCGGCGCGGAACTGTTCCAGCCAGAAGATGACGCGCTCCCGGGTGTAGGTGGGCCGAAGCGCCTTTTCTGTCTCCAGGGCCTGCGCCAGCTTCTGTTCCTGGGCCTCCAGCTCCAGCAGCCGTTCCTTCGTGGTGGCGGTGATGATCCCGGCCTCTATGGCCGCCATCACGTTCCCGATGGCCGTCCGCGTCTGCTTCAGCTGCGAGGCCAGGGCCTGGAGGGTGCCGTCTTCTTTGTGCCGGCGCTGGTAGTCCACCACGCAGTCGGCCATCCATTCCACCACATCGTCCTGCATGACCAGACCGGCCACCAGGGCGCAGACCTTTTCCTCCAGCCAGTCGCGGCGGACGTTCTGCTTCTGGCAGTCGTGGGAGAGCCGCCGGCCCTGGCAGACGTAATAATAATACAGGGGCTTCCCTGGGCGCGTCTTCCCGGACACGCCAACCATGGGCCGCTGACAGTGGCCGCAGAACAGCTTCCCCGTGAGCAGATAGTCGCCGTATGACCGCGACCTGCCCACGGGATTTTTCTTTGTGTGCAGGCGCCGCTGTACGGCCAGCCATGTGTCCCGGTCGATGATGGTCGGCAGGCCGCCGGGGGTGCGTATGTCGCCGTAAATGTAGACGCCGGTGTACCGTTCGTTCGAGAGCATGGAGTGGAAGCTGTTCCGGCCCCAGGGCTTCCCGCTTGCGGTGGTAATCCCCCGCCTGTTCAGGTCGTTGGCTATGTCGATAATCTTCCAGCCAGCCAGGAAGCGGTCGTATATTTCCTTCACCAGGGGCGCCCGGTCGGGGTCCAGCTCCAGGGTGTAGTCCTTCGTCCGCCGGTAGCCGAAGGGGATCGCGCCGGTGACCATACAGTGTTCCGCATTGTAGGCCAGGCCCCGCTTGATGTCCACGGCCATCTGGGCGCTGCGGAATTCCGCGTCGCCCTCCAGCATGGCCTCCAGAAGGATACCTTCCGGGCCGGCGGGAATGTATTCCTGGCTGAACAGGCAGCGCACGCCGCACTTCTTCAGCTTCGCTTTGTAGATGGCGGCGTCGTACCTGTTCCGGGCGAAGCGGTCATTCTTCCAGGTAAGGACAAAGGACCAGCTGCCGGCCTCTGCGTCCCGCAGCATGCGGTGGAATTCCGGGCGGCGGTCGGTGCGGCCGGTCATATGCCGGTCGGCATAGCAGGCCACGATATAGATATTATTCCGGGCGGCGTAGGCCAGGCAGTCCTTCACCTGCTGTTCGATGGACACGTCGCGCTGGCTGTGGGAGCTGTACCGGGCATAAATCACCCCGAAGGCGGAGGCCTCCATGGGGTCGACCATGTTCATGGAGGGGTCGAAGTCGGCAGAGCTGACCGCCATGGGAATCATGCGCTTTTTCATGGCGTCACTTCGAGAGGGACAGGTCGATCTTCAACCAGTCCCCGCCGGCGGTGGAAACTTCGGCCACCACGCCGTCGCCGCGGGTGAGGAAGTCGAAGACCATCTTCTTCAGACGGCCCTTGTATAGGTACCCGACGCGATCCCCGTCGAGGTAGACGGCAACGGCCTGGGGGTCGTAGTCGTTTTCCGGCTCCAGGACGAGGTCGACAGGATCGCCCTCCACAACACCGGAGAGGTCGGGATCTGTGCCGCGGAGTATGCAGACATCGACGCCGCGATACTCATAGTCCTGCGACCGCTGGCGGGTGGTAGGGACACCACGGGAGCGGCAAACACTGTCGAGGACCGCCCGGGCCTCTTCGTCGGTCATGGAGGGGCGCGGCGCCGCGGCGGCCGCAGCTTCGGCCAGTTCCTCCCGCTTCCGCCGGGAAGCCTTCACCAGCAGCACGATACCAACCGGGAAAAACAGAAAGAACCAGATGACGCCCATAATGGTCAGGAATTTGGAGCTTGCGCGCTTCTTTTTCATGTTCGTGTCCTCCCTTCACGCCTGCGCCTGGCCCAGTCCAGACGCACAAGTTTTTATATATCGACCACCGGCCACCAGGTCGGCCGCATAGTCCAGCAGTTTTTCCTGGCCTTCTTCGTTCAGCTGATCGAGCGCATCGGCCAGGGCCTGGAGCCGGGGCGACAGAGCCGCTGGCGCGGCGGATGGGGTGACCGAATAGCCCAAGAGGTCGGAGGGGTCAACGGAGAAGAAAATGGCCACCTTCTTCACGGTGGAAATCATAGGCTCCTGAAGGCTATTTTCGTAGCGGCTGACCGTGCTTTTGTTCATGCGGCCATCGAAGCGAGCGTTATACTGCTTGCAAAATTCCTCTACGGTGAGGCCAGAGGCTTCGCGGAGTTGACGAAATGTACGGCCAAAATGGCTATCTGGATTACTGGTTTTCATAAATCAACACCCCCTATAAACCGAATTATAAGCAACAGACACAAATAAATCAATGGGAAATGTAAATAAAGTTATTGACGGCGATAAAAAACTGTGCTATCTTGTTATCGTAAACGATAACCAAGCGGCGAAGAAAGGAGGAACCCACGATGAAAAAGAAGGTACACGCCCCGTATGTTACGCTGAAGCGGGCACTTGCCGGCGCCGGCGTGACGTACAAAATGGTGGCCGAATTGATTGGAGTATCGGAAACCACGGTACAGCTGAAAATCAATGGATACTCTGACTTCTACATCTCCGAGCAGCGGAAGATTTGCGAGAAATGGGGCATCGACCCGGCCGTTTTTTTTGAAAAAGAAGTTGCTTAAACGATAACTAACGGAGGAACAGAACATGATGATGCAAGAGTTCACGGAGCGCACCGGCGTGACGCCGACCTTCCTGGAGTACAAGGGCATCGAAGACGAATACTACGCCTTCGACGGCGACAAGGACGCCTTCTGCAAGGCCTGGGTGGCCGCCGGCGGGCCGGCGAAGCTGTACGCCGCCCGGGCGCACCGCATCGAGCAGCTGGAAAACTGCCTGGGGGAGCTGCGCAAGGAGTATTGGGCCGAGGCCAAGCGGCTGAAGGCCAGGATCTCCGAGCTGGAGCTGGACCTGGAGAAGGAACTGGACTGGCAGGACGCAAAGGACACCGGCACCAACATGGAGCAAGGCCGGTATGAACACCTGGAGCGGTGCGGCCGGAAGCTGACCGTGGACGAGGCCAAGAAAGAGGTGGCCGACTCCTTCGGCTTCAACCCGGACCTGGTGGAGATCGTCACGGTGGTACACACCTACGAGGTGAACAAGTACCACCGCCTGCGGAAGAAGGAGACCTTCGAGCGGGTCCCCTGCTACGAATCCACGGACTGGAACTATATCCGCTTCAACTGCCGGGGCTGGCAGTACGAAATGGTGAACGGCCAGCTGCGGAACTACTGCTGCTGAAGGAGGGGGCGTAAAAAGTGACGCTCAAACTCACAACAGAGGAAGCGAGGACGCTGTACCATGCGCTGATCCATGCGTCCACGGGCGCCGAAAACGCCATCGCCACGGCGGCCGCGTTCCCGGAGAGTGATATTTTGCAGGCGGCGGGGAAACGGGCCGAAGAGAGGAAGGCGAGCATTGACGCGCTTGTCAGGAAGCTGCTGGGGGGCCTACCCCACGAAGAGTGGGGCGAGATAACCAGGATAGAAGACTGACGGGAGGTTGAAACCATGGGAATGAACGAGATCAGCTATCTGGTGTATGACGCCGCCGGCGAGTACCTGGGCAGGTCCCCGCTGCGGGAGCAGGCCGTGGGCGCCGCCAGGACCGCGGCCAAGCGAGGCGGGGGCTTCGCCGACGTGGTGCGTGTCGCCGTGACGAAGAGCGGCACCACCACCCGGCGCTGCCGGTACCACGCCGACGGGACGGTCGAACAGCTGTGGAAGGCCGAGGGGAACCAGGCCGCCGTGGCTGTGCGGCCGCACAAGCCGGGAGACACCGGCATCATCGCCATGCCGATGAAGAAGAACGTGCCGGAGGGCGGCCCGGCGTGGCGCCTGGTCACGTGCCCGGTGTGCGGCCGGGAGTGCTGGGAGACCCCGGAAAAGGTGGTGGCCATGCAGCTGGAGCCGCAGCTGCGGGCCGCCTGCACGGAGTGCGCCCTGGTGGCGGTCCTGACGCGGAAGGAGGTCTTGGGCCGTGGGTGAGGAAGAAAAGGGCCGGGTCACGCTGTACGCCGAGGGGAAGCCGCTGAACCAGGAGACGGTCGAGCAGCTGCTGGACGAGGCATACAAGGGCTTCACCGCCGAAGAGCGGGCGGGGACCGTGTACATCTGTGGGAAGCCGGAATACGCCGCATACCAGGACGGCGACTACTGCCCCCTGGAGACCGGGGAGGTCGAGGACTGCAAGGACTGTTACTACGGAGTGGAGAAAGAGAAGGAGGAAGCCGGGGAATGAGCAGAAAGAAGAACCTGCGGCGCGTGTCCGTGCTGGTGACGCTGCAGACCCTTTACAACCTGGAGCGGCTGGCGGCTATGGCCGGATACGGCCACATCGGGAAGGTCATCGACAAGCTGACCAGGGACCACATGCTGACGCTGTCCAGGGCGGCGAGACTGCCGGCCAAGCCCCTGGAGGTGCGCCGGTGAACGCCCGGGAACCGGAGGGCCAGGAAACTGTCCTGGAGTACCTGCGGCGGGGCCGGAAGGGCTTCTACCCTTCCGCCATCAGGACGTGCGAGGGGGACCTGTTCCTGATCTGCGACGCCCTGGAGGACTACGCCCGCATCTGCGAGCAGTACATCGAGCGGGAGCGGGACAAGCTGACCGCCTACCAGGTGGGGGCCATCGAGTGCCGCATCGAGAGATACAGACATATCGCCGGGAAGTACGCGGACGCCATCGGCTACGACCGGGAGAAGGCCCTGGCCCGCTGTGCGAAGCGGCGGGCGGCGGAGGGGCACGAGGACGTGGGCGAGGAAGCCCTGGCCGCCCTGGTCCGGCACGGAACGGAGAACGAGAAAAAGAACAGGAGGAAGGCATGAACAAGTACACGGGAACGGAAAAGGAGATCCTGGCCGACCTGGCCGACCTATCGCTGGAGCATGGCCCGGTGGAGCTGCGCATCACCACCGAAGGCACCGACGGGGACCTGGTCCCCGAGTTCGTCATCATCAAGGCGCCGGACGGGGTCCTTCGGGGCCTGATGGAGGACGGCCGCATCGCCGACATGAACATGGATTACGGCGAGATCCACATCACCCCTATTCCCCGAGGGCTTCAGACGGCCGCGAAGGATAGGAAGGCCACCCTGGAGGACTGCACCACGGCGGAGCTGGTGAAAGAGCTATGGAACAGAGCCGGGAGAGAATGAGCGGCGGGAAGCAAGGAAAGAGGGCGCGGCAGGACCGCATCAACGCCGAATGGGCGGCCCTGGCCAGGGCCTGCAAGGGCTGTATCTACTTCACCGCTGGCCGCTGCTGCGACTACATCGGCATCGTCGGACACCGCCGACCGTGCCCTCCAGGCCCTGGGTGTACCGTGAAGACGACGGGAGACCGCTGGCGGAAGGTGGACTACGGAAAGGTCGAAGACCTGTACCGGCGGCGGAAGACGGACAAGGAGATCGCCGCCATCGCCGGCTGCGGCGTGTCCACCGTAGCACGATGGCGAAGCGTGAACGGGCTGCCGGCAAACCTGGAAGGAGCCAAAGACCGTGGAGCGAATCGCCATTGACGTCGAGCGGGTGCCCCGGGGAGTCTGCGACGACCTGGCCCGCTGCCTGCTGGAGCGGGTGGCGGCCTACTTCGAGCAGCCGGAAGCGGAAGCGGCCTTCCAGGCGTGGCTGAAGGAGTACCGCAAAAGAAAACCGGCCAGAGCGGCCGGAGAACGAAGGAGTGTGTGACATGAGCCAGAGGAAAGAGAAGTACCTGCGCAGCGCCTTGACGCAGTACGAGGGGATCGCCAGGGACGTGGACTACCTGAAGAATAAAGTCGCCGTCATGGATAGGGACCTGAACCTGACCAGAGACCGCCAGGCGGAGCTGGGGCGGACCATTAAGCAGAGGGCGGACACCGAAGAGTGGGAGCGCAGGGAGCGGACGCGGAGGGCCAGAGAGCGGAACCGACGCAGGAAGGCACACCGGCGCATCGTGGCCCTGGTGGCCCTGACCGCCCTGGCGTTTGCGCTGCTGATCATCGTCACGGCCAGGGTCCTGGCGGAGCCGGAGGCGGAGCGGGCGGCGGAAGTGGAGAGCGCGGAGACCGTGGGCGCCGTCCAGCTGCTGCCGCTGCTGGAGCAGGAAGAGATTGTGCAGCCGATATTCTACTGCGAAGCTGTGCCCCTGACCGCGGAGGAACAGATGGAGCTGTTCAACGCGGCGGACGCCTTCGACATCTGGTACCCCCTGGCCCTGGGCATGGTGGACGTGGAAACGTCCTTCCGAAACGTCGCCGGCGACGGCGGCGCGTCCATCGGATACTTGCAGGTGAACGGGACCTTGCACACGGACCTGATGGAGCAGGTCGGCGCCACGGACCTGTGGGTGCCGCGGGACAATTTCCGCACCGGCCTGGCCTACCTGGCGCAGCAGATGGAGCGCACCGACACGGTACACAAGGCCCTGATGGCCTACAACATGGGGCCGTCCGGCGCGGCGGCGGCCTGGGAGGAAGGGATCTATGAAACCGAATACAGCCAGAAGGTCATGGAGCGGGCGGAATACTGGGCTGCCGCCATGGGCTGGTGAAGAGGAAGAACGCCGGCGCATCAGAAGGCAGGCAGAAGAGAGATCGCGGCGGGACCGATGGGCACACAAGTGCAAGGCCCGCGTGGTAGACAAAAAACGGGGCGAGGTCATCGTCCCATGCGCCTCCCCCTTCGCGGCAATTCTGTGCGCGGCGGAGGTGTGGAAATGCGACTGGACAGAAATCATTCACGCGGAAGTCTGGAGGTATGACGAATGATCATCAACGAGCGGGGCCTGGTGAGGAACATCAAGCAGGCCTACAAGCGGGGCGGGTACACCATCATCAGCACCGGCGACCAGGTGACCCTGTTCACGGAAGACTGGTACGTCCGGGCGGACTGGGACAAGTTCCCGCGCAAGGCCCTGGCGGCCATCGTGGAGTGCATGGGCATGCTGCCGACTACGGCGGACGCGCTGGCCGTCATGGCCGGCGAAGAGCCGCAGGTGGTCATGCCGGAAGTGGCCGGCCAGGACGTGGCGTCCTGGGAGGCTGGGGAGGACGAGCCGGACGCGGTCACCATGGTGCCGGTGCTGTTCCAGGGCTATCAGCTGTACCAGGGCGCCGGCGGCGGGGCCTGCTACGGCGTGGCCGCTCCCCTGCTGTCCATCGTGGAGCGGGACGTGGCACAGCACAAGGAGGCGACCAGGAAGGGCGAGCGGAGCCTGTACTGGAGCCACGACGGCGAGCTGGTGATCCTGGGCGCCGTCCGGCCGACGGGGGCCTACTGGGAAAAGGACTGGGTGTCCACCGCCTGGGCGGCCATGGAAACCGTGGACCTGCACAGGAAGGAGTAAAAGAAAGCCCCCTGCGTTTCGTGCGGCAACACAACGCAGGGGGCCATGCAAAAAAGAAGACGAGCGCTTCCACATCAATTATACCAGAGAGAAGCGCCCGTTGCAACTATGACAAAGCCGCCCGGGGACGGCGTTCCGGCCCCGGTAAGGGTATTAGCAAAGCGAACGGAGGGAACCACGGTGCCATACGTCGAGCGCATTGTGGACGCTGGTCCGATCCGTGAAACCCTGAAGACCTTCACGGGAAGGGTACACACACAGGGGGCAACCAGGGCGAAAAACCAGGGGCCTACATCAGAGGCCCAGGCCAAGGTCAACGAGCGGGCGGCGGAAGAGCGGCTGCGCTGGAAGCTGAACGCGAATTTCACCCCGGGAGACTATCACCTGGTCCTGCACTACTACGACAAGGGCGTCACCCTGGAACAGGCCGAAGAGGACAAGAAGGAGTTCCTGCGGCTGCTGCGGAAGGAGTGCCGGAAGCTGGGCGTCACATGGAAATATGTCGCCTGCACAGAGACCAAACGGATGACCAACGTCCACCACCACATCATCATGCCGGCCGTCGAGGTGGCGGTCGTGTCCGCCACCTGGGAGCGGGTGGTCGGCCAGAATAACGGAAACATATCCATCAAGCCCCTGGACAAACGAGGAAACCACGCGAAGCTGGCCAGGTACCTGATGAAGGAAACCAGGTCCACCGTGGCCAGGCACAAAGAGGCCGGGCGGAGATACAAGCGCTTCAGCTGCGCCCAGGGCATGGTGCAGCCGGAACCGGTGTATCACGTGATCCGCGCCGCCAGCTGGGCAACGGAGCCGCGCCCCAGGAAGGGGTACATACTGCTGAAAGATGACAACGGCGCCACATACCGGTCGGGGGTCCACGAAATCAACGGCTGGCCGTGGCAGGAATACTTCGAGCTGCGGGTGGAGCCGCCGGGACAGCCCGCAGAGGGAAAACGGACACCCCGGCGCAGAAGGAGGAACAGAACGTGAACATGCAGGCAATCGAGAAAATCAACACCGAAATGCAGAAGAACCCGACGGACCAGTACACGGAGATCGTCGGGCAGTACATCATCGACCGCTGCACCAGCGACACCGACGGCGCCCTGGTGGCCAAAGAGGGCAAGACCCTGGCGGGAGCCATGACGGCGGTGATGGAGCGGGCCAAGAAGGCCAAGCGCGGGAATTATGCCGTGCTGCTGCCGGCGCAGGTCTTCGGAGCTGTTGACGAATACTTCGGCATGCAGACGGACGAAGAGGCCCAGGAGCGGGCCATGATGGCCGCCTGCGGGGCGACCCACACGCCGGTGGAGCCGCCGGCCGCGAAGAAGGTGGCCCTGGATCTGGCCGACTTCCTGTAAGGGGGCGCAGACATGAACGTGCCGAAGAAAATCAAGGCCATGCCGTGGCCGGAAGAGTGGAAGAGCCAGACGAACCAGGACGTCATCGTCACGCTGGCCTGGCCGGTGGTAGACCATGAACGGCTGATGGTGGCCACCTTCCGCCGGAACACGGGGAAACGGCGCTACGGCACACCGGGGCCGGACGTCCGGCTGGTGTGCAGCAAGAAGCAGAACCGGGCGGCCGTGGAGTACCGCGGCGGAGCAAGGCCGAAGAAACGGGTGGGCCTGGAAGAGGCGGTCGGGGCCATGTGCATCAGCGTGGGGGTCTGCTACCCGGAAATCGCACCGGAGGACGAGGCAGCGCTGGCCAAGTGGCTGGGGGCCAAGCAGACCATGAACCACATGCTGCCGGAGCTGTCCAGGTGGGTCGAGACCGCCATGGAGCAAGAGAGAGAGGCGGCGGCCCGCGCCAGGGGCGAGCTGGAGGACGACGAGGTGACGCGGCTGTGCCCGGACGAGCTGCCCGAGGGCCTGGTGGAGTACATACGGAACACTATGCTGCCCCAGGACCGCGTCCTGCTGTACAAGAAAGGGAACGCCCGGGGGACGTGCTTCGTGTGCGGAAGGCAGGTGTACGCAAAGGGAAAGCGCTTCCGGCAGGACAATGTGGTGAAATGCCCGGACTGCGGGGCGACGGTCGTGGCGTATCTGGAGACCAGCGACCGATACAAGGCGAACTATGTCCAGGACCTGGTGACAATTCAGAAGGGCACGGACGGGGCCACGCTGTTCCTGCGCCAGTGGCATCTGTGCCGGGACTATACGGCGAAATGGGAGAACATCGCCGACCACCTGGAGGAAGTGGCCCGCTATGGTATCCGGGGCGAGCGGGTGGCAAAGTGGCAGATTGAGAAGAAAGAAGCCTGGTGCATGAACACCTACCGCTACCGCCTGAAGGACTGGGAGCGAGTCAAGAACGTGACCGAGGTCTACGACGGGACGTACCAGTTCTTCCTGCCGCCAAACTGGCGGGAGATCCTGCAAGGCACCAGCCTGGAATACTGCGACCTGGGCGGCTACGTCCGGGAGCGGGAACTGGCGCGGCGGGAGGCAGACCACCGGGGCAACCCGGTGCGCTTCCTGATGGACTGGGCCAGGTACCCGGCCATTGAAAAGCTGTGGAAAGCTGGGTACACCGAGCTGATCCACGAACGAATGACAGGCCAGTGGAGGACGAAGAAGCACAGCATCACCTGGACGGCGCGGACGATCCAGGACGCCGTACACATTCCCCTGCGCCTGCTGCGGCTGAAAAAGCCGGCGAAATGGACCACCAAGGACATCGCAAAGCTGGCGGAGCTGCGGGGGATGGCCGTCGACGGCGTGATCCAGGAGCGGGAGGCCGTGGAGCTGTTCGCCGCCGGGGTCGAGATTGACAACGTGCGGCAGGCCCTGGGGCATGCGACTGTCCACAAAGTGGTCAAATATGTGGAAAAGCTGGTGGCCGAAGAAGAGGCAAAGAAGGACGCAGAGGAAGCGGAGGCCAAGAAGAACCACATGCCCTATTATCGGGGCAGGGTATATTCCCCGGAGACATACAGGGACTATCTGGCCGACTGCGTCCGGCTGCGCCTGAACCTGGACGACCGGGAAGTCCTCTTCCCTGCCGACCTGGAGGCCGCGCACCAGCGCACCATCGCACAAGTGAAATACCAGGAGAACAAAGCGGCGTGGAAGAAGTTCGAGAAGCAGGCCAGGAAACTGGCCGCCATGGCATGGGAGCGGGACGGCCTGCTGATCCGGCCGGCCAGAACGCCCGGGGAGCTGACGGCGGAGGGCAAGGCCCTGCACCATTGTGTCGGCGGATATGCGGACCGCATGGCGGCGGGAGAGACGGTGATCCTGTTCATCAGGAAGGCAGAAGAACCGGACACCCCGTTCTACACCCTGGAATATCGGAACGGCGTCGTCATTCAATGCCGAACAGACCACAACGCGACATACGAGCAGGACGAGGCCGTGAAGAACTTCGTCGACGCATGGGTCGAGCAGGTAGCCAAGAAGGGCAAGGAGCGCAAGAAGGCCGCGACGGCGGCATGATGAAAGGAGTTTGACATGAGCAAGAACGAACGGTGCCCCCTCCAGGAGGAATGTGAAAAGAAATGCACCTACATGAAGCACGAACTGGACTGCCCCTACTATAACGCAAACGCCAGGGGGGACCTGGTCATCGACGACCAGGAGTGGCGTCGGGAAGAAATTCAGCGCCGGCAGGAAGAGGAAGAATTTGCTGCCATGATGGCCGAAGAGGGCAAGGACGAAGGAAAGGACAAGGGCGCCCTGGCGACTTCGGAGGAAAAAGAAGCGGCGCAACGCCCCATCGAGGTCATCACGGCGGAGATCTGGCTGTACAAGCAGCAGGCGGGTGCCGCGATCCTGGAAATCGGCCGCCGGCTGAATGAAGCGAAGGCGCAGCTGTCACATGGCGAGTGGCTGCCATGGCTGGAGCAAAAAGTGGAGTTTTCCGAGGTCACAGCACAGCGTTTTATGAGGCTTGCGAGGGAGTACGAAAACCCGTCACTGGTGACGGATTTGGGAGCCTCCAAAGCCTTGCAATTACTGGCTTTGCCGGCTTCCGAGCGGGACGATTTTATCGCCGAAAAACACGAAGTCAACGGCCAGGAAAAGACGGTCATGGAAATGTCGAAGCGAGAGCTGGCCCAGGCCATCAAGGAGCGGGACGAGGCCCGCCAGAAGGCTGCCGAACTGGAGAAAACCATGGAAGAGCAGCTGGAGGAACAGCGCACCGTGTACGACACGGACATGGCGGAAATTCAGGGCCGCCTGGAGGAAGCGGAGAACCGGGCGGCGGGATATGCCAAGAAGCTGGAGGACGCCAAAGCGAAGGCGGCGGCGGACCTGGAGAAGGCACAGGAGGACATCGACAGCCTGAAGGCGGAGCTGATGGAGGTCACAGCGGAGCCGGCACCCGTGGCCGTGGAGACCGTGGTGGACGAAGAGGCAGTCAAGGCCGCGGCGGAGGAAGCCAGGAAGGAAGCGGCCGAGAAGCTGAAGGCGAAAATCGAGAAGGCGGAGAAGGCGAAAGAACGGGCGGAGCAGGCAAAGGCGAAGGCGGAGCAAGACCTGGCGGCCATGAAGGTGGCCCAGGAAGAGGCCCAGGCGATTGCAAACCAGGAGAAGAAGAACCTGGCGGAACAAGTGCAGGCCCTCCAGAAAAAGCTGGCGGTGGCGTCCTCTTCGGAAATGACCATCTTCAAGCTGCACTTCGAGCAGGGGCAGGCCTCCATCAACAAGATGACCGAGTGCATCGAGAAGATGACGGAGGCCGGAGACGGAGAAGGGGCTGCAAAGCTGCGCAACGCCCTGGCCGCCCTGCTGACCACCACCCTGGAGGTGCTGAAATGACCCGCCGGCGGCGGAAGAAGCCGAAATGCTACCAGGCGCACGGGGCGAATACATGCCTGGGAAAGCCGACGAAGACAGGGACGACGGCTTCCAGGTGCCGAAGGTGCAAGTGGCTGGAGAAGGGGCTGAAATAGTGGCAAGCATCAACCTGGCAGACCTCCCACCGAAGTATCAGGCCCAGGCCCTGGCCAAGCTGGCCAAACAAGAGAAACGGAAAAGCGCGGAGCCGCAGCAGCCCGCCCGGTCGAAGTACGGAAACGTGAAGACCGGGCGGGGCACCCTGCATTTTGACAGCAAGAAAGAGGCCAGGCGCTTCGACGAGCTGACGGCGGAGCTGGCCGCCGACGCCATAAAGGACCTACGGCTTCAGGTGGAGTTCACCCTGCAAGAGGCATACACAAAGCCGGACGGCGAGCGGGTGCGGGCCATCAGGTACCGGGCGGACTTCACCTACTACCGGGACACCGGCGGAAGCTGGGAGTACGTGGTGGAGGACGTCAAGAGCAAGCCGACCAGGACGAAAACGTACATGATGAAAAAGAAAATGATGGCCGACCGCCTGGGGCTGGACATCACGGAGATCTGAAAGCGAGGAAAAAATGCTGAATAGGTGCATTTTCATGGGGCGGCTGGCGGCTGACCCTGAATTGAGAAAAACCGGGAGCGGGACGTCGTGCTGTTCCTTCCACCTGGCCGTGGACCGGGACTACAAGGGGCAGGACGGGCAGCGGGCGACCGACTGGCTGAATTTTGTGGCCTGGAGGGGCACGGCGGAGTTCATCGCCCGGAACTTCCGAAAGGGCCAGCCGATTGCGGTCGAGACGAAGGCACAGTCGAGGACCTACGAGCGGGACGGGCAAAATAACACCGTCGTGGAGTTCGTGGTCGACACGGCGTACTTCGCCGGAGGAAAACAGGCGGAGCAGACAGCGCCGGGAGGATATGAGCGCGGAGAATACGGAGACGCCGCGGACGACTGGCGTCCGCCCTGGGAGGTGTAACAATGGCCAAGCGGCTGCCGGAGGACGTGAAGCAGGTCTGCCTGTGGCTGGCGAAGGGATACGAAAGGCGGCTTGCGAAGGAGCAGGACCACAAGTGCCCCGGCGGCCGCAGAGCTGGGAAAGGACGCGGCCGGGAGCGGGAACGCCTGGAGGCCGTGGAGCAGGCGCTGGTGGCCGTTGGTGCGGACATCGCAGCCGACGAAGTGCGGCAGCAGCTGCGCGAGGCCATCATGCTGAACGTAAAAAACGGAAGGAAATATCCGTATGAACTGCTGCGCCTGGAGGGCGTGAGCAGGTCGGACTTCTACCGCAGGAAAGACAAATTCCTGGAGGACATCGCGGGCCGCATGGGCCTGCTGTAAGTTGGGACTGTGCAACGAAAATTTTTGTTACCATGTCCATACCGGGGTAACCCGGGCATGTTCTGTCCCTCCAGACCGCACCGGCGGGACATACCGGGAGAAAGGCCGCTGCCCGGGAGGTAGCGGCCTTTCGCTATACAGGAGGACAAGATGGCAAAGGAATGGGCGAAGAGCTTCTACAAGAGCAGGGCGTGGCGCCGGCTGCGGGCGGAGATTCTGCACCGCGACATGTACACCTGCGAAGAGTGTGGGGCAAGAGCCACGGAAGTACACCATGAAATCGAACTGACGCCGGGCAACATCGACGATCCGGCCGTCGCGCTGAATCCCAAGCTGCTGCACAGTTTGTGCCACGACTGCCACACGGCAATCACGCAAGGAAATTCTGATTGCGCGGAAGGGTATTTTTTCGACGCGGACGGCCAGCTGACCCCCCGGGGAGGGTGAGAAATACACCCCGGCCCTGGGGACCGAGAGGGGCCCACACGAAAACACGCGCCACGTGCGAGCATGAGGGGGGGTATCAAAATGGCAGAGGATAAAACGAAGGACTTCGGCGATTATGCCGAAAGCTACGAAAAGGTGGACCCGGCCCGCAAGGTGGTGGCCCGGAAGTACATCGTCGAGCTGCGCTTCATGGAGGAACAGCTGGACAGGCTGAAGGAAGACATCGAAAAAAATGGAGCCGTCGACAACTTCGTCCAGGGCAAGCAGTCTATGCTGCGCGAAAGCCCGGCCATGAAGGCGTACTGCACCCTGGTGCAGAGGTATGGAGATCTCCAGAAAAAGTTGGCGGACCTTCTGCCGGAGAAGAAGGACGCACAGAAAGCGCCGGCCGGCGATAAGCTGGCCGCATTTGTGGCGAAGGGGAAAAAATAACCCGTGGCCGTAAACTATGCCCGCCGATACCTGAACGCCATCCGGGACGGGAAGGTGAAAGTCTCCGAGCCGGTGCGCATGGTGTACGAGCGCCTGGAGAAAGAACAGGCGGACAAGACGTGCAAATACCGATTTGACCTGAAGCTGGGAAACCACGCCATCGAGTTCATAGAAACATTCTGCCGACATTACGAGGGAGACCTGGCTGGGCAGCTGGTGAAGCTGGACCTGTGGCAAAAGGCCTTCATTCAGACCTTGTTCGGCTGGATCGACAAGAAAACGAAGTTGCGGCGCTTCCGGGAGTTCCTACTGTTGGTGGCCCGAAAAAACGGAAAGTCCATGCTGTCGGCCTGCATCATGGTCTACATGCTGGTGGCAGACGGAGAGCCTGGCGCCCAGTGTGTCAGCATAGCCACGAAATACGACCAGGCGGCCATCGTCTACAAAACCGCCAGGAAGATCGTGGAGCAGGACCCGGAACTTGACGCCCTGGTCCGCCCCATTGTGGGCGGAATGGAATTCAAGCTGACGAACAGCACCATGAAGGCCCTGGCGTCCAAGTCGAAAACGCTGGACGGCCTGAACCTGCACTATTGCAGCTGCGACGAACTGCACGCGCAGGAAGACCGGAACATGTACGACGTCACGAAGCAGGGCATGAAGGCCAGAAAGCAGCCGATCTATGGCAGCATCACGACGGCCGGCTTCGCGCGGGAAGGGATCTACGACAGCATCTTCGAGTATGCCCTGTCGGTGGCAAAGGGAACGGTGCAGGACGACCACATGCTGGCGCTGCTGTACATGCTGGACAGCCGGGAAGAGTGGACGAACCCGGAGGCGTGGGAGAAGGCAAACCCTGGCCTGGGGACCATCAAGGACCGGCAGCAGCTGGCGGACGATGTCGAGCGGGCGAAGAACGACCCGTCCTACCTGCCTACCCTGCTGGTGAAGGACTTCAACATTCAGGAAAACGCGGCGGCGGCCTGGCTGCCCTTCGCGGTGCTGAAGAATGAACTGGTGGTACCGGACGAATACCTGAACCACACCTACGCCATCGGCGGCTGCGACCTGTCGGCGACCACGGACCTGACGTGCGCCACCCTGCTGATCAGCCGGCCGGGGGACCCGCGCTTCTACGTACTCCAGCAGTATTTCCTGCCGAAGGCGAGAGTCGAGCAGATACAGACACAGGGACGGAAAGAAGCACCCTATTCCCTGTGGGCGGAACAAAAGTGGCTGACGCTGTGCGAGTCGGCCACCGTAGATTACAACGCCGTGACGGCCTGGTTTGTGAAGATGGTCCAGGAGCGGGACATCAGGCCGCTGTGGGTATGCTACGACGCGGCCTTGTCCGGCTACTGGGTGCCGCAAATGACGGAAACCGGCTTCGAGATGGAGAAGATCCGCCAGGGGCCGGTGACATGGACCTACCCGATGAAGCGTATGAAGGGCCTGTTCGAGGACCATCTGATGGTCTACCAGAACAACCCGATCCTGCGGTGGTGCCTATCTAACACGGCCGCAAGAGCCAGCAATCAGCGCGGGATCGACAGTATCCAGCCGGAAAAAATAACGTCGAACAGGCGAATCGACGGGACGGTCAGCCTGCTGAACGCCATGGTGGGATATTACAACCACGAAGATGAATTTTTGCAATACTTGAGGTGATGAGGCCTAGATGATGGGAATTTTCAGCCAGTTCTTCGACTTCTTCCGGCCGAAGGTGCAGGTGTACTTCGGGCCGTCTGGAAGGTCGAGACCGTGGAACCGAGAAGCGTATGAACAGGAAACGGTGCGGGCCATTATAGACTGCATCGCGTCGCACACGGCAAAGTCGCAGGCCATGCACGTGATCGAAGATAAACAGGGGCGCATCAAGGAAATCAAGAGGTCAAGCCCGTATGCGAAGCTGCTGAACCAGCAGCCGAACAACCTGATGTCCGGCTTCGACCTGAAGTACAAGCTGGTGGCGCAACTGGAAGACAAGACCACCGCCATGGCCTTCATCAAATGGGACGGACTGACGCCGAAGGCGATTATCCCGATCCAGTACAGCAATTTTGAATTTTTCGGCATCAAAGGCGGCGGCTACGCGGTCCGCTTCGTAGATGAAACCGACTGGAAAGAGTACATTCTGAACGTCGAGGACGTCGTCATTCTGCGAAAGTTCTTCAATCACCACCCTATTGCCGGCGATGGAAACCAGCCAATCAACAACACGCTGACGATGATCAAGGCAAGCGACGAAGGACTGACGGAGGCCCTGACCGTGGCCAATAAGGTGCGCGGACTGCTGAAGCAGAAGAAGGCCATGCTGGCGCCGGAAGACGTGAAGAAAAGCACCGATGCCTTCGTGAACCGCTTCAAAACGGCCGCGAAAGAGGGCGGCATCATCGGCGTGGACTCCATGGAGGATTTCACACCGCTGAATGTTACACCGTGGTCCACGAACGCGGCGCAAATGCGGGAGATCCGCGAAAACCTGTTCTATTACTGGCGCATCAGCGAGCCGATCCTGAAATCCAGCTACACCAGCGACCAGTGGCAAGCCTTCTATGAGAGCGTGATAGAGCCGATCCTGATCCAGATGGGGCAGGCCTTAACGAACGTGTGCTTCACGCAGCGAGAAAAGGACGTAGGCAACCGCATCATCTTCACATCGTCGGCCATGATCAACGCGTCGACGTCGGAAAAGGTGCAGCTGGTGAACGCGACGCGAGAAATCGGCATGATGACCACGAACGAGCAGCGGGAGCTGTTCGGCCTGCCGCCTGTCGAGGGCGGGGACGAGCGGATTATATCCCTGAACTATATCAAGCAGTCCGACATGTCCAAGTACCAGACGGGCCAAGAGCCGGAAGGCAATCAAGGGAGCCAGGAAGGCCAGGAGCCGGCGGCGGGCGGCGAACCCGGAGGCGCCGGGAAAGGAGGTGAAGAGAGTGGAGAATAAGCGGAACACCAGAATGGAACGCTGCTTCGAGGTGAAAACCAGGGCCGTGGAGACCGAGGGCCAGGAGGAAAAAAAGGAACTGTATGTCGAGGGCTACGCGGTGCGCTTCAACTCCCCCACCGTGCTGTTCGAGTTCGGTGGCGTGGAGTACAAGGAGCAAATCGACCGGCACGCCTTTGACGAGGCCCAGATGGACGACGTGATCTTCAACTACAACCACGGCGGGAAGGTCATGGCACGCACCAGGAACGGCACGCTGGAGCTGAAGGTGGACGATGACGGCCTGTTTATCCGCGCCCGCCTGGACGGAACGGAAGAGGGCCGCCGCCTGTACGACGAAATCGCCGGCGGCTACATCGACAGAATGTCCTTTGCCTTTACGGTACGGGAAGAGAGCTTCGACAAGCAGACCAACACGTGGACGGTCCAGAAGGTGAAGCGACTGTACGACACCAGCGCCGTCGACATTCCGGCCTACGATGACACGAGCATCGAGGCCCGCCGCGCTGCCGTCGAAAAGGCGGAGAATGAGCGGAAGAAGGACCTGGAGCTGAAGAAGCGCCGGGTGGCATTGAAATGCAAAATCTAAAAACCGAAAGGAGAACGAACCATGTACCAGAAGAGAATCGCAGAGATCGAGGCCAGAAAGGCGGAGATCGCCAAAGAGATCGAGGGCGCCGACGAGCAGCGCACCCAGGAGCTGGACACCGAAGTCGACGGCCTGAACGCGGAGCTGGCCACCCTGCGCTCCAAGCAGGCCGTGGCGGATAAGCTGACCGAACCTGTGCCCGCAGCGGGCGAGCAGCGCGGCGGCACCCCCAGCGACATCGAGGCCAGAGCCAAGCAGCTGCGCGAGACCCGCAGCGTCACCATTGCGTCCGGTACCCTGGTGCAGCCGAAGAAGACCGGCGGCATCAACGACCCGCACCCCGAGGTCTCCAGCATCGTCGACCAGGTAAAGGCTGTCCCCTGCGCCGGAATGGGTGAGTACGAGGTCGCCTATCTGAAGACTTCCGGCGAGGGTACCGACACCGAGGAAGGCGCGGAGGCAACCGACACCGACCCCGAGTTCGGTTATGCCAAAGTGACCCCGGGGACCATTACCACCTACACCGAGATCTCCCGTGAGGTCCTGAAGCTGTCCGACCAGGACTACCTGGCCCGGGTGGAACAGGCCGCGAGAACCGCCCTGCGCAAGAAGGTGGGCAAGAAGATCCTGTCGACCGGCGAGGACGCCAAGTTCACCAGCATCTTCAAGGCGGACGCCTGCGTGACCGACGTGGAGATCTCCGCCATCGACGCCACTACCCTGCGCAAGATTGCCATGTCCTACGGCGGCGACGAAGCGGTACCCGGCAACGCCGTGCTGTACCTGTCCAAGACCGACCTGCTCGCCTTCGGCGACGTCCGCGGCACCAATGAGAAGAAGGCCGTCTATGAGGTGACCCCCGACGTGGACAACCCCAACACCGGCATCATCAAGGACGGCGGCCTGTCTGTCCGCTACTGCATCAACGGCGGCCTGACCCCCATCGCTACCCAGAGCGGCGGCGGCTACTCCATGGCCTACGGTAACCCCATGGGCTTCGAGCTGGGCGTGTTCAGCGACTACACTGTCATCGTCGACGAGTCCGCGGCCCTGAAGCGCCGCATGATCGCCATTCTGGGCGAGGTCATGATCGGCGGCAACGTGGCGGTGTACGACGGCTTTGTCCGCGTTAAGAAGCAGGCCTAACCGGGAGGTGTGAGCCATGGCGGTGACTGCTGAATACCTGGCCAAGCTGCGCAGAGCCGTGCGTCGCGGTGCGAACGAGGAAGTGGACGCGGAGCTGACCGACATCATCGAAGAGTGCCGCCTGGACCTGATCGGGCTGGGAGTCCTGGAAAGCAAAGCGAACGATGAAGCGGACGCCCTCATTCTGGGGGCGATCCGCTGCTTCGTCCGCTGGAAGTTCGGCCTGAACAACGACGAGGCGGCCGTGAACCGGGAGGACTACATGACCATGCGCGACGAAATCAGAAAGAAGGTGGCCTATTGTACTTCAGTGACAGAGTGAAGCTGATCCGGCGCGTCACGCAGCTGGACGAGGCGGGGAACCCTGTCCTAGACGACATCGGGAACCCCACATACACGGACGAAAGCCTGGAGGTGTGGGCGGACCTGCAAAGCCCTTCCAGGGCGGAAACGGCGGCCGCCGGCGCCATCGGGCTGAAGCCGTCCTACACGGTGGTGGTGCATGCCAGTGACTACGCCGGCCAGACCATCGTGGAGGTGACAGAGAACCAGCGCCTGACCGTTTACCGAACCTTCAAGAGGGGCGAGGACGTGGAACTATACGTCACCGAAAAGGCGGGTGACGCGCGTGGGAAATAGGGTGCGTATTGACGGCCTGGCGGACGCGGTGGCCGAAGCCATTCAGGAATATGCGGACGCCACGTCCGAAGACATCAAGAAGGCGGCCAGCCAGGCCGCAGACAGCTGCGTGAAAGAACTGCGAAGCACGTCGCCGAAACAGACAGGAGACTATCGCAAAGGCTGGAAGAAGAAAAAGGCCTTCGAGAACGCCGCCAGCGTGCGCTACACGGTCCACAACGCCACGGACTACCAGCTGACGCACCTGCTGGAGAAAGGTCACGCAAAGCGAAATGGCGGCCGCGTGGCGGCTATCCCACACATCGAGACGGCGGAGCAGAACGCCATCAGTGAGTTCGAGCGGAAGGCAAAGGAGGCATGCCAACAGTGAAAGAGCCGAAGGACGTCAGAGAAATTCTAACGGCCACGGGGCTGCCTGTGGCCTATCGCATGTGGGAAGAAGGACAATCGCCGGACCCGCCCTTCTGCGTCTACTATGCCGGCCGTGCGAACAACATGGCAGCCGACGGCGTGGTGTACTTCACCGCACAGCGGTACACCATCGAGCTGTACACCGACGCCAAGGAACCGGAGACGGAGGCCCTGGTGGAGAAAGCGCTGACCGCCGCCGGGATCTACTGGACAAAGGACGAGACCTACATCGAGTCCGAACACATGCACGAAATCATTTATGAAATCGAGGTGTAAAACATGGGTGACAAAGTCAAATACAACCTGAAGAACGTACACTACGCGCCCATCACGGAGGAGGGAACGGCGACCACCTTCCCGACCTATGGAGAGCCGAAGCCCTGGCCTGGTGCGGTGGAGATGTCCCTGGAGCAGCAGGGCAGCATCAGCAAGTTCTACGCCGACGGCATCGCCTACTGGCAGAGCGCAAAGAACAACGGCTACGAGGGCGATCTGACCACCGCCCTGGTGCCGGACGAGTTCCGCGTGGACTGCCTGGGCGAGGAACTGGTGGAGACCGACAAGGTCTACATGGAGAAGGCCACCGCAAAGTCCAGCCCCTTCGCTCTGCTGTTTGAGTTCGAGGGCGACGCAACTGGCACGAAGCACGTGCTGTATAACTGCACGTCTACCCGCCCGAACATCGAGAGCAAGACGACCGAGGAAGAGATCGAGCCGGACACCGAGACCGTGACGATCTCCGCCGCTGCGCTGCCGAATGGCTACGTAAAGGCGAGAACCGGTGCGGAGACCACCACGAATGTGGCGTCTGCCTGGTACAAAAAGGTCTACACCCCCAACGCCGGGGCCTGATGACAGGAGGGACAGAGCATGGAAAGTATTATCAAGATCGACGGGAAAGAAGTTCCTTTCAGAGCCACCGCGGCGGTGCCGCGGCTGTACCGGATTAAGTTCCGCCGGGACATCATTCAGGACATGCAGGCGACCCAGAAGTGCCTGGACAAGAAACAGGAAGACGAGGAAGTGAACCTTCCCCCGGAGGCCCTGGAAATGTTCGAGAACATCGCCTATATCATGGCGAAGCATGCGGACAAGGACAGCGTCCCCGGCTCCCCCGAGGAATGGCTGGACACCTTCAACACCTTCAGCATCTACGAAATCTTCCCGAAGATTATCGAGCTGTGGGACTTGAACATGGAAGGCATGTCTGTGAGTAAAAAAAAATAAAACCATCGACCAGGGAGATGAACACGGCCCTTTTTCTGCTGCGCTGCGTGCAGCTGGGCCTCTCCCTGGCCGACCTGGATCTGCTGACCATTGGAATGGTCGATGATATGTATATCGAGCAGAGCAACGACGAAGCGAAGTACCCGTACAAAGCAACGCAGCGGGACTTCGATAATTTTTAAGCGGGAGGTGGTCGAACCATGGCGGACAGAATCAAGGGCATTACCGTAGAAATCGGCGGCGACGTCACGAAGCTGAACGACGCCCTGCGGTCAGTGAATACGCGCATCAATTCCACCCAGTCCGCCCTGAAGGATGTCGAGCGGCTTCTGAAAATGGACCCGACAAACACGGAACTGTTAGCGCAAAAACAGAAATTGCTGACTCAAGCTATCGAGGAAACAGAAGGGAAGCTGAAGACCCTTAAAGAAGCAGAACAGCAAGTACAGGAACAGTTTCAGCGCGGGGAAATATCCGAAGAACAGTACAACGCAACAAAGCGAGAAATCATCGCAACAGAGGAAAAACTGAAAAGTCTGCGAGACCAGGCGGAACAGTCAGCACAGTCGATGGCGAAGCTGGCTGAAGCCGGAAAGAAAATGCAGGATGTTGGCCAAGCGATTGAGGGCGCAGGCAAAAAAATGCTTCCGGTGACAGGGGCGATAACGGCATTGGGCGCCGCGGCAATAAAGACTGCGGCGGACTTTGATAGCGCAATGTCACAAGTAGCTGCCGTATCAGGCGCAACCGGGAATGAGTTAGAGGCATTACGGGAAAAGGCGCGAGAAATGGGCGCCAAGACGAAGTTTTCTGCATCTGAAGCGGCTGAAGCCATGAACTACATGGCGATGGCGGGCTGGAAGACGGCCGACATGCTGGACGGAATCGAGGGAATAATGAACCTGGCCGCAGCATCCGGAGAGGAACTTGCGACCACTTCTGACATCGTCACGGACGCCTTAACTGCATTTGGACTATCGGCAGAAGATTCTGGTCACTTTGCAGACATCCTTGCGGCGGCATCATCAAACGCAAATACCAACGTAGCAATGATGGGCGAGACGTTCAAGTACGCGGCCCCTGTGCTGGGGGCGATGGGATATTCAGCGGAAGATGCAGCCGTGGCAATAGGAATGATGGGAAACGCTGGAATTAAATCGTCACAGGCGGGTACGGCACTGCGCGGAGCGCTGACAAGCCTTGCAAAACCATCGGATTCTGCTGCGGCCGCGATGGAAAAGTACGGAATTAGTTTGACGGATACACAGGGCAATATGCTGTCGCTGCACGACCTTATGATACAGCTTCGTGAACGGCTGGGGGGGCTGACCGAAGCGGAGCAGGCACAGGCGGCAACCACAATTTTCGGAAAAAACGCAATGTCTGGAATGCTGGCGATCATAAATGGTTCGGACCAGGACTTCGAGAAGCTGACGGCGGCGATAGCCGGGTGCGATGGAACGGCGGCGTCCATGGCAGAGACAATGCAGGACAATCTCGCAGGACAGGTAACAATCCTGAAGAGTCAACTGGAAGAGCTGGCAATCTCCTTCGGGGAAATGCTCATGCCGATGATACGGGACGTAGTGTCAGCAATTCAAGGGTTTGTGGACAAACTGAACAGTATGGACGAAGGAACGCGGCAGACGATTATAACAATAGCTGCGGTGGTAGCAGCAATAGGACCGCTGCTTATTATCATCGGGAAAATAACGACAGGAGCGGGAGCTCTGATAGCGCTGATACCAAAAATAGCGGCAGCAATAAATGCGATAAGCGGGGGAATTGCTCTATTCACAGGAGCGGCAACAACTGGAAGCACAGCAGCAACAGCATTAGCAAGCGCACTGACGTTCATAACCGGGCCTGCCGGGCTGGCAGTGGCGGCGATTGCTGCAATCATCGCGGTGGTGGTAATACTTTGGAACAACTGCGAGAGCTTCAGAGCGGCGGTAACGGCAGCGTGGGAAGCTATCAAGCAAGCCTTCCAGGCGGCCCTGGACTGGATACAAGCGACCTTCGAGCCGGTGTGGGACGCAGTAGTCCTGGCCATGCAGACGGTCTTCCAGGCATTCCAGGAGGCCCTGACGATTGCGTGGGAAGCCATCACGGAAGTGTTTCAGGTATTTGAAAGTTTCCTGATGGATGTCTTCGGCGTGACATGGGAAGATGTCTTTGCCATGCTCCAGGAAGTGCTGTCCACCTTCGGGTCCGTAGTGCAAACAATCATTCAGACGGCCACGACGATCTTCACGGGGCTGATCAACTGGCTGACCGCCACCTTCCTGACGTGGTGGCAGTCCGCATGGAACAACGTCATCAACTACCTGACCGCCTTCAAAGACAATGTGGTGCAAATCATCGACGGCGTGAAGACCATCTTCCAGGGAGTCATCGACTTTGTGACGGGCGTCTTCACGGGAGACTGGGAACGGGCCTGGCAGGGCGTCCAGGATATATTCCGCGGGATCTTCGAGGCCCTGGAGGGCATCGTGAAGGCCCCGCTGAACGGCGTCATCTTCCTGCTGAATAAGGCCATCGGCTTCATCAACATGTTCATAGACGGGATTAACGAAGTCATAAGCGTGATCAACATGCTGGGCGCCGGAATCCCGATGATCCCCAGTATTCCAGAAATCGCATATCTGGCGAAGGGCGGAATCCTGGAGGCGGGCAGCGCCGTGGTCGGCGAAAACGGCCCCGAGCTGCTGTCCCTGCTGAACGGAAAGGCGAGGGTCACGCCCCTGTCTTCCGCCGGAAGCACGGGGGCAAGCGTGCCAGCGGCCGCCGGCTTCAATCAGACACTGAACTTCTACGGCGCTGAAATGACGCCGTCGCAGGTGGCAAGAAAGACCAGAATCGCCACCAGGAAAATGCTTGCGGGGGTGAAAGCGTGAGAATTGTATGCGAACGGGACGGCCGCAGAATCACCTTTGCCCCCGCCCTCCCCTACTGGCTGGAGGAAACCGAGGGACTGGGGGAACTGGACTGCGACGTGGAGAGCGAGAAGGCAACCGGGCAAGATGGCGAACTGTATCAGGGGGCCACGGCCAACGTGCGAAACGTGACCATCAAAGCCACCGTGGTGCCGCCGGAAGGAAAGACACACGCGGAGATCCGGCGGGAGTTCTTTGCCTTTTTCGTGCCCAGGGAAACCGGAACACTGTACCTGTATGACGGGGAAACGGAGCGGAAAATCGAATATAAAGTGGAGTCCTGCGAGTTCGAGATGGACGGCATCTTCAGGACGGTGGAGCTGTCCCTGCTGTGCCACGATCCGACCTTCAAGGCAACGCAGGACGAAAGCTATCCAATGGCGGAAATCACCGGAATGATCGAATGGCCGGTAGAACTGGCACCGGAGTTCGAGGTGGGCATCAAAGATAAAACGCTGATGGCAACCATAGTGAACGACAGCAGCGTTTCCAGAGGCCTGACGATTACGTTCCGGGCATCCGGCGAGGTCGTAAACCCTGGAATGGTGGAGGTGAGCCGGCAGGAAAGCCTGCGCGTCAACACGACCATGCACGCCGGCGACGTCATCGTGCTGACAACCGCCCCGGGGAATAAGCGGCTGAAGCTGTACCGGGAGACGGAAGAAACCAACATCAACAACCTATGGGACTTCGGCGGGACCTGGCTTCAGGTGGAACCGGGAAAGAATGTATTCCGCTATACGGCGGACAGCGGGACGGACGTCCTGGAGGTCGTCCTGTCGTCCACGCCGGCATACTGGGGGGCGTGATATGGACCTTTACATCTACGACAGAGCCACAGGCCTGCAAGGGGTGGCAGATGCTACCACCAGCGTGCGCTGGCGCCGGAAGTACCAGGAACCGGGAGAGGTTGAAATCCATATGCCGGCCACCAGGGAGAACGTCGAGCTGATGGCAGAGGGCCGCATCATCAAGCGGCTGGACCAGGATGACGCCGCCATCATCGAGGGAATCGAAATCGAGGAAAACGACCTGGCCATCACAGGGCGCATGCTGTCCGCCATGCTGGAGCGGGCGATCCTGTCGAAACGCTATACCATGCGCATGACTACCGAGCGAGCAATGAAAACAGTCATCGCAGAGGGCATAAGGGTGGTGCCGGAGATGGTGGCGGAGGCCGTGAAGGGAATCGGAGACACCACGGTTGATATGCAAGCCACGTATAAAAACCTGTTGACGGTAGAAACGCGCTTAGCAAAGGCGTCAGGGCTGGGATACCGGGTCAAATACTCACCTGGGGAAATGACCTTTGTGGTGTTCGAGGGGACGGACCGCAGCGTGCAACAGAGCGAGCGCCCGGTGGTCATCTTCTCCGACGAGTTCGGAAACCTGGCCGCACCGAAGTACACGAAGACGTCGGTGGACTACAAGAACAAGGCCTACGTGGCAGGACAGGGCGAGGGCGACGACCGTGTAGTGGTGGTCGTGGATCTGACAGACGGAGAAGAAGCCAGAGAGCTGTATGTCGACGCGAAAGACATTCAGCAGGAAGAAGGTGTCACCGCGGAGGAATACGAAGCCCTGCTGCGGCAGCGAGGTCTGGAAAAACTGGCGGAGTGCCCAAAGGTGGAGAACTTCGAGGGAGACGGCGAGAACGTCGGGAACTTCGAGTACCTGAAGGACTGGGACCTGGGGGACATCGTGACCGTCCAGTACGCCCAGCTGGGAATCACCATGCACCAGCGGGTGACGGAGGTGGAAGAGGTGTACGAACGCGGCGTGGCAACATTCACGCCCACCTTCGGCTCCCCGGTACCGGAAACACTGAATTTAGGAGATGATACCGAATGAGCGAAAGCAGCGGCTTTTTTGTGTCCCAGAATGGGGACCGAAAATACACCCCTGACTGGCTGGCGGAGTTCGTCAAGGCGCTGGTGACCACCGGCGTGTACTCTTCGGAGCTGGGCGTGACAGCAGGGACGGCCATGGACATCGTGGTATCGGCTGGCCGGGCGTGGATCGAGGGCTACCTGTACCACAACGACAGCCCCCTGACCCTGGCCATCACAAACGCCGACAGCGCCCTGCACAGAATCGACTCCGTCGTGGTGCGTCTGAACATGACAGACAGAACCATCACCACCAAGGTGCTGACGGGCAGCTTCAACTCGAACCCCGTGGCGCCGGAAATCACCAGGACGGCCGACATCTACGACCTAAAGATCGCAGAGGTCCGCGTGAACGCGGGCACCACCAAGATCGACCAGACAATGATTACCGACACGCGCCTGGACGACGCGGTATGTGGAATTACTGTCAGCACAGTTCAGCATATCCCGACGGGGGACTATCTGGAGCAAATGCTGGCGGAGTTCAACGCCTGGTTTGATTACGTGAAGGGAGTCCTGGGCGAAGATGAAGCCGGGAACCTTTTGCAGATGATCGAGGCGCTGCGGTCGGACATGGAAGAGGCCGACCGGAACATCACGACCGCATACAAGGCGGCGGATACGGCCTTGCAGAAGGCCATCGACACGAAAATCACGGCACCCACGACAGGATCGACAGGGCAATACCTCCAGAAGACCGCGTCGGGCGTCCAGTGGGTAACAATCAAGGCGGGACCGACGATCCACACGGGAACCACGGTGCCCTCTTCTTCCTTGGGAGCGAACGGTGACTTCTACATCAAGACGAGATAACCGGCCGGAGAGCCGGGACAAGGAAGACGCCTTCGTCCTGGGGAACAAAGCGAAGGACCTATACATCTACACGTCGGAAGCCATCGGGAACACGAATATTATCCCGAAGCACCGGCGGCACACGGCAGGACAGCGGCTTAAAAATATGACCTTTGAGATTATGGACAAGTGCTACCTGGCCAATACAAAGAGCCTGAAAACAAAGCGCGAAGAACGTCAGGCGCTGCAAGAGGAAATAATGGCCCTGTGCCTGGTAAGCGTGTCAGTCCTGGACAAGGAGGGCAAAATCACGCGGCGGGAGATCGAAGAGAGCCTCCAGGCGTGGAACGCACACGCGAAGCACGGAGACACCCGCACACTACGCCAGCAAATGCGCGAGCGGGTAGACAAAATATTCAAGGAGGCAAGGAATGAGTAAAAAGATCAGCAACCTGTCGCCGGGCAATCTGGTGAAGCTGAACGAGAACGGCCAGGCGAAGAAGTTTATCTTCCTGCAGTACAATCACTACGGGAAACAGGAAATCACGCTGTTGAGGAAGGACACATTCGCGCCGCGACAGTGGACCAGCTCCTACGACAGCAGCCGGAACAACTGCTACTACGGCAGCGACATGGACATGTTCTGTGATACACAGTATCCGCAAATGCTGGACCCGATTATCAGAGCGTGTCTGGTGCCGGTACCGATCAAGGTAGCGGAAGGTGCAAGCTGCGGCGGAACCGCGGTGGAAACGCAGCACACCCTGTACAGGAAAGGCTTCCTGCTGTCGTCCATGGAGGCAACGGGACAGGCGGGATGGCAGGGCGAAGGAACTGCGTTCGCGTACCTGTCTGGCACGCAAGCGAACCGCATCGCATACTCCGACGAGACCGCGACCGCGGTCTACTGGTGGCTGCGCTCCCCTAGCTCCAATAACCTCCGGGTGTATTGCGTGGATACTTCGGGGGCGCTGGACTACGGCAGCGTGCACTACGCCGATAACCGCTGCCCGCGCCCGGCTTTGACTCTTTCTTCTGAAATCTTTGTATCTGACGCACCTGGAAGCGATGGCTGCTACACGGTGGAAAGCGCACCGGCCGGCGAACAGTACATGAAGCAAAATGGCATCTGGCTGAAGATGGTGTAAGGAGGCGCGAGACTATGACGATCATCAAAATCGAAAAGGAATGGAACAACGCGCACGCCAGCCTGGAAGGCGTAGACTACACCCTGCCAGGGTGGGCAGAACTGCCGGCGGAGTTCGCCGGCGTGTGGGAAACGAATAAGCCGTTCGTGGAGATCACGGCGGACGAGGGCGGAAAGATCACGAGCATGGCGCCGGGCACGGAGATCAAGCCGGACGAGCCGGAGCCGGAGCCGCAGCCTGGCGGGGTGACGGAAGAGCGCATGCAGAACCTGGAGAAGGAAAACGCGGCGCTGAAGCTGAAGCTGGAAGAAATCACGGGAGCAATCGAAAGGGGGCTGTCGTAATGGATACCATGAAAGGACTGGAAAGCGTGATCCGCATGGGCCGCATCCTTATGGAGAAAGAAAAAGGCACAATGACGCCGACGGAGATCATCGCATGCGACGGGCTGGTAGAAGCGTGGAAGCCTGGCGCGTACGTGAAGGACGATATCAGGACGCACGCGGGACAGACGTGGCGCTGTGCACAGCCGCACGATAGCGGGAGTAATCCGGGGTGGGAGCCTGGGAAAGTGCCGGCGCTGTGGGTGCCGTACCACACGAAGGACCCGAAGGCAGCAAGGCCGTACATCGCGCCGACCATGGCCGAGGACGCATACAACAAGGACGAGTGCATGCTGTACACCGACGGGAAGGTGTACAGAGCGAAGCAGGACGCCGTGGTGTGGGCGCCGGACGTGCAGCCGAACGTGTGGGAAGAAGTTAAGCTGGGGGTGTAAGGGGTGTACATTGACGCCGAAACCATCATAACCGTGGCGAAAGTCATGGGAGCGCTGGGGACGATCGCGGGCGTGGTGGTTGCCATTTACAAGTTTGTCGACAGCGACCGGAAGCAAGCAGCGAGAATACAGGCGATCCAGAAGGAGCAGACGCTACTGTGTTACGGCATCATGGCGTGCCTGAAGGGGCTGAAAGAACAGGGGTGCAACGGGCCGGTATCCGCGGCGCTGGACAAGATCGAAAAGCACCTGAACCAGGCGGCACATGAGGAAGAACCGACATGAAGACCGCAGCAGTGGCGGCTGCCGCTATGGTAGCGGGGGCGCTGATCGGCATGGCGTCGTGCTGGATAGCGGACAAGCTGCGCGGGGGCAAACACGTAAAGCGGAAGGCTGCAAAAATCGGCGTCATGGACAAAATCCTGATCTTGGAGGCGGTAACGCTGACAATCTACACGGTGGCGACGCTGGCGGTGTTCTGGCACACGGGGGCGGAGCCTGTGACGCTGACGGCCTGCGTGTTTGGAGTGTGCGGCATCGAGAACGGGATCATGGGCTGGATTAAGACAGCGAAGGAAAACAGGGCTTCGAAGCCTGAACAGGACCGGCAGGAACCGCCGGACGTGAGAGCGTAAGGAGGCAACGACATGAACGAAACACAACTGCGGAAGAAAATTGTAGATCAGGCGATGGCGTGGCTGGGGCGGAAAGAAAGCGACGGCAGCCACAAACTGATCATCGACACGTACAACTCGCACCGGCCGCTGGCCCGTGGGTACAAGGTCAAGTACACAGACGCCTGGTGCAGCACGTTCGCGTCGGCCGTGGCCATCGCTGCGGGCATGACAAAGATCATCCCGACAGAATGCGGGTGCGAAAAGCACGTCGCGCTGTTCCGGAGCCTGGGGAGCTGGGTGGAGAACGACGCATACAGGCCGAAGCCTGGCGACTACATCTTTTACGACTGGGACGACAATGGCGTAGGAGACAACCGCGGATCAGCGGATCACGTGGGTATCGTGGTGGACGTCGTGGGAGACGCGCTGAAGGTCATCGAGGGAAACAAGGGGAACGCGGTGGCATACCGGGTCTTGAACGTGAACGGGCGATACATCCGTGGATACGGGGTACCGAAGTATGCGTCGATGGCAACCGAAGAGGCTGCGCAAAGTGGAAAACGGACGTACAAGGTGCAGCCGGGTGATACCCTGTCGAAGATCGCAGCGGGAGCGGGCACGACGGTGGACGAGCTGGTGAAGACGAACGGCATCAAGTACAAGAACGTGATCCGCGTCGGTCAGATCATCATGCTGGACGGGTCCGTAGAGGCGGCGGTGGAGAAGCTGCAGAAGCTGGGCGTGATCGACAGCCCGGACTACTGGGCGAAGACGTCAAAGACGCTGCCGTACCTGGACACGCTGCTGAAGAACGCGGCGAAGGCTGCGGTGAGGGCGCGGACCAGGAAGAAGACACCGGAGGAAGGCGTGGCTGCTTTGGTGGCCACCGGAGTGATTAACACGCCGGAGTACTGGCTGAAAAACAAGGACGCTGTGCCGCACATGGGGCTGCTGCTCCAGGCACTGGGCGCCGCAGTTTGAGGAAGGAGACAAACATGGAAATTATTATCGAGAACATCCCTGCTGTGCTGTCGCAGCTGCTGATCATCGTGGCCGTGCTGGTCGCGGCGACGAACATCATCACCGAGGTGGTCAAGAAGGTGACCTGGGAAAAGGTGCCGACGAATATCGTGGCCCTGATCGTAGCCCTGGCGCTGTCACTGATCGCGCTGTTCGCGTTCTGCCAGATCAAGGCCGTGGCGGTGACGTGGTATCTGGTGGTCGCTGCTATCGTGGTCGGCTTCCTGACTGCGTACGCGGCCATGTTTGGGTACGACAAGCTCCGCGAGGTGCTGGAAGGCATCGGGAAAAAGGAATAAAAGAAAAGAGACTGCATCAAGGTGCAGTCTCTTTTTTGTAGTCGAATGAGGCGACCAACACGAACACCGGAGCCACGAAATAGATCGTAGCGCAGGTGTTCGTATCAGTCGAATTTGGTGGAGGCGGGGGGAGTTGAACCCCCGTCCGAAAATGTTTCAACGGGAACTTCTCCGGGCGCAGACGGTCTTTTAGATTTCCCTTCCTGAAGCGCGAGCCGTCACGCTCAGCAGGTTGGTAGCTTCATGATGCATGGTGCGCTCAAAGCTTTGCGCACGCACGGTCCCCACTCAAATCACGCCCCAAACCGGCTCGTGGGCCTTCCGGCTGGGACGGCAGCGGAACTTAAGCCGCTACGAGTTCGTAATCGTTGTTGTTCTTTAATTTATAAAGAATGCCCATTTTTAGAAGGCTGGGCGCCTTCGCCCGCTATTCCCGCCTCTGCATCCCCGTCGAAACCGGTACGCCCCCGCGTCGTCGCAAAGTCCATTCCGTTCAGCACACCCGGCAAAGCCGCGCATCCATCCCTTCCTGCCCTTGCGCCTCCGCCCCTGAATGGGCCCGCTTGCGCTGGGAACCGTTCAGGAAGCTGCGAGTTTGCAAAATCCAACCATTACGTGTGATTATACCTTTTCCGGCGCGGGGTAATCCACACCGAAGGTCTCCACAGTCACCGCCTTCATCCGCTGGTCCTCCATGGGCTTATCCATCCGGTCGGTGCGCACGGACACGATGGCATCGGCCACCTCCATGCCCTCGATCACCTTGCCGAAGGAGGCGTACTGGCCGTCCAGATGAGGGGCCGCCTCCACCATGATAAAGAACTGGCTGCCGGCGGAGTTGGGCGCCATGGTACGGGCCATGGAAAGCACGCCGCGGTCATGCTTCAGGTCGTTCGGAAAGCGATTCCCGGTAAACTCCCCCCGGATGGAGTACCCGGGGCCGCCCGTGCCGGTGCCCTGGGGACAGCCGCCCTGGATCATGAAGCCGGGGATGACCCGGTGGAAGATCAGCCCGTTGTAAAACCCCGACTGGACCAGGCTAATGAAGTTGTTGACGGTATTGGGGGCCTTATCGGGGTAGAGCTCGGCCACCATCCTGCCGCCGTTTTCCATTTCAAAGGTGACAATGGGATTCTGAGCCATGGGAAACACTCCTTTCAATTTGGGAGAGTACTATAAAATAACACACTCTCCGGCCGGTGTCAATGCCTAATATCTGGCCCGGTCCTTCATGGCGCGGTCAATCTCCCGCCGGGCGTCCTTGGCCGCGGCGGTGGCACGCTTGTCATAGAGCTTTTTGCCCTTGCACAGGCCCACCTCCAGCTTGATGCGCGGCCCCTTAAAGTAGATGCACAGGGGCACCAGAGCATAGCCATCCTGCTTGACCTTGGCAAACAGACGCAGAATCTCACGCTTGTGCATCAGCAGGCGGCGGGGCCGAACCGGGTCCCGGTTAAAGATATTGCCCTTCTCATAGGGGCTGACGTGCATCCCGTGGACCACCATCTGGCCGTCCTTGATGATACAGTAGGAGTCCTTCAGGTTGACGTTGCCCTGGCGGATGGATTTGACCTCCGTGCCGCACAGTTCGAGGCCGGCCTCGAATTTCTCCTCTACAAAGTAGTCGTGATACGCCTTGCGGTTGGCGGCGATCTGTTTGACAGCGCTGCGGTCCATGGTGCACCTCCCCTCTGCTAAGATAAAAATTATATCACAGAACCCCCAAAAGGACAAGAGGGGGTTTTCGACGCCGAAAGACGGTTTTTGGCTTCGTGTACCGGAGCATGCAACATTTTGGCGGGGCGCGGAAAGGGTGAGAGGTGGGATGGCGTGAAGGCAAAGACAGAGCGGGAGTGGAAAAACGACGTGCTGAGGCGGCTGGAGCGGCTGGCGGACCGGAAGAGCAACGACGCGGTCAAGTTGGCCTTCCTGGGCGAGGGGCAGTTGGAGGAGATCGAAAAGCTGGACCTCACCGGACTCACGGAGCTCAAACGGCACGGCAACGGCGCGGTAGAGATCCGGCTGGTGGACAAGCTGCTGGCCCTGGAGAAGCTCTACAGCATGGCGGGCCAGAGCGGCGAGGGGGCGGAGCGCTTTCTCCGGGCTCTGGAGGAGAGCGGCGGAGACGAAGGAAAAACCGAGCGGGAGGACCTATGAGGTTCTCCCCCAAGCAGCGGCGGGTCCTCACCTGGTGGTGCTCACCCGAGGCCGGACACTGGGAGGCCGTCATCTGCGACGGCGCAGTCCGCAGCGGAAAGACCTTCTGCCTGGGGCTGTCTTTTTTCTGCTGGGCCATGGGGCGCTTCCAGGACCGGCAGTTCGCCCTGTGCGGCCGCAGCGTCCAGAGCGTGCGGCGCAACCTCCTGGTCCCGCTGCTGCCCACGCTAAAGGAGCTGGGGTTCCAGGCCGAGGAGCGGCTCTCCCAGAGCCGGCTGACCCTGCGCGTGGGAGGAAGGGAAAACACCTTTTACCTCTTCGGCGGCCGGGATGAATCCAGCGCCGCCGTCATCCAGGGCATCACGCTGGCCGGGGCCCTGCTGGACGAGGCGGCCCTCATGCCCCGCTCCTTTGTGGAACAGACCTGCGCCCGATGCTCCGTGGAGGGCAGCCGGCTGTGGTTCTCCTGCAACCCGGAGCACCCCGGACACTGGTTTTACCAGGAGTGGATCCGGAAGGCCGGGGAAAAGCGGGCCCTCTATCTCCACTTTACCATGGAGGACAACCCGGGGCTGTCGGACGCGATGCGACGACGGTATGAGCGGCGCTTTCAGGGCGCCTTCTACCGGCGGTTCGTACTGGGGGAATGGGTGGCCGCCGAGGGGCTGGTCTACGGCTTCTTCGACGAGAGCATGGTACGCCCGCCCCCGGTCGGACCCATGGAGGAGTGGCGCATCTCCTGTGATTACGGTACGGTCAACCCCGCCTCCTTCGGCCTGTGGGGCAGGAAGAACGGGGTGTGGTACCGGGTGGAGGAGTACTACTACGATTCCAAGAGAGCCGGGCGGCAGAAAACCGACGGTGAGTATGCCGCCGACCTGCGGCGGCTGGCCGGAGAGCGGGAGATCCGCCGGGTGGTGGTGGACCCCTCGGCGGCCAGTTTCTTGGAGACTCTGCGGCGGGAGGGCTGGCGGGTCTGCAAGGCCGACAACGACGTGCTCTCCGGCATCCGGGTAACGGCGGAGCTGCTCCGGAGCGGGAAGCTGGTTATTTGCAGCGGGTGCCGGGACAGCCTGCGGGAATTCGGGCTCTATCGCTGGGACCCCGGAAGCGGGCGGGATCGGGTGCTCAAAGAGCACGACCACGCCATGGACGACATCCGCTACTTTGCCGCCATGGTGGCGGCGGGAGAAGGGGAGCGGGGCGGACTGGCGGCGGGGTACGCGGAGCGGGAAGCCTTTTAGAGTGACGGGAGATGGATATGGCTTTGTTTGAAAAGAAAAAAGCGCCCCTGACCGGGACGGCGGTACAGCTCCGGGACGGGGGCAGGCATCCCTTCGGGGTGCTGGACGGCTATGTGCCTCTGCGCAATGGGGAGATTGCCCTTTACCGCGCCATCCGGGAGGCGGTGCCCATCGTGGACGCCGCCCTCATAAAGCTCATCCGGCTGGTGGGCGGCGTCCGGGTGCAGTGCGGAGACCCCAGGGCCCAGGAGGGGCTGGAGCGGTTTCTGCGCACGGTGCCCACCGGACGGGGACAGCGGGGTGTGCAGTCCTTCCTGGACTGCTACATGGACTCGCTGCTCACCTGCGGACGGGCCGTGGGTGAGCTGGTGCTGGACCCCGACGGCCGGGAGGTGGCCGCCCTGCTGTGCGGGAACGCCGCCGACCTGGAGATCCGGGAGGGAGACTCCCCCCTGGACTTCACCCTCTGCGCCCGGAGGGAAAACGGACAGATTGAGGAGCTCCCCTGTCAGGAGCTCCTCCTTTTTACCCCTTTCCAGCCGGAAACCGACAGCCCCTATGGGGTGTCCCTGCTGCGGTCCATGCCCTTTTTGACCGGAATCCTGCTAAAAATCTATCAGGCTATGGGCATGAACTGGGAGCGCATGGGCAACGTGCGCTTTGCCGTGGTCTGCAAGCCGGGGGAGGACGGCCTGGAGCGGACCTGCGCCCAGGAGCGGTGCCGGCAGATCGCTCAGGAGTGGTCGGCGGCCATGCAGGCGGGAAAAAACGGCGGGGTCCGGGATTTTGTGGCGGTGGGCGACGTGGACATCAAGGTCATCGGCGCCGACAACCAGGTGCTGGACAGCGAGGTGCCCGTGCGGCAGATCCTGGAACAGCTCATCGCCAAGACGGGAATCCCACCCTTCCTGCTGGGGCTGTCCTGGTCCTCCACCGAGCGCATGAGCACCCAGCAGGCCGACATGATGACCAGCGAGATCACCGCACTGCGGCGGTCCCTGGACCCGGTGGTGGAGCGCATCTGCGAGCTGTGGCTGCGGGTACACGGCTACGGCGGCCGGGTGGAGGTCCGGTGGGACGACATCAACCTGCAGGATCAGGTGGAGGAGGCCCGCGCCGAGCTGTACCGGGAGCAGGCCCGGGCGGTGCGCGGACAGAACAGCGGAAGATAGGGGAGGACGAAAGCTTGGAGATCAAAAAAGAGGCGGGGCTGGGCCGGGGCCCCCAAGTGGACCGGCGGGAGCTGGAGCAGATCCATCAATTTAGCCGGAAGGAGCTGACGGCGGAAGAGGTCTACACCTTCTCGGTTCGGCTGTGCGACAACGAGATCGACCGGGATGGGGAGCGCTTCTCCCCCCAGGCCCTGGAGACGCTGGCGGAAAAGTTCGTGGGGAAAAGCGGCATCTTTGACCACGAATGGAGCGCCAGGGGGCAGACCGCCCGCATCTACCGGGCGGAGGTGGTCCGGGAGCCGGAGGCCACCACCCGGGCGGGGGACCCCCTGTGCTATGTGAAGGGGTACGCCTACATGCTGCGTACCGAGGCCAACCGGGACCTGATCGCCGAGATCGACGCAGGCATCAAACGGGAGGTATCGGTGGGCTGCGCGGTGGAGCGGTCGGTCTGCTCGGTGTGCGGCGAGGACATCCGGGACCGGGAGAAGTGCCGGCACATCCGGGGCCGGACCTACAACGGAAAACTGTGCTGGGCCGAGCTAGACGGCGTCACCGACGCCTATGAGTGGTCCTTCGTGGCCGTGCCCGCCCAGCCGGGGGCGGGGGTGCTCAAGGGCTTCCGGGGGGAGGCCCGGCTGGAGCGCCTGGAGCAGGAGGCCGCCCTGGGGCGCAAGTATCTGGCCGGGCTGCGCCGGGAGGTGGCGCGGCTGGGGGCGCTGGCCGAGCTGGAGCTGGAAGCACCCGTCCTGGAGCGTATGACGGAAAAGCTGGAGGAGGGCGAGCTGGAGGCGCTGCGCAAGGCGCTGGAAAAACGGACCCGGGAGCGCTACGCCCTGCGGACGCAGTTGACCTATTCGGAAGGGCAGGAACAGGAGACGGCCCGGGACGGGGCCTTCCTGATCTGAGGCAGGTTGGACGGAGAAGAAAGGGAGGAAGAGCATGAGCAGACAGGTTTCCTATGAAGAGATCGGCGCGGTGACCGCCACCTTTATCGCCCAGAGCGGCGTGGAGGACGGCATGGCGGTCAAGCTGGCCGGAGACAGCACAGTGGGCCCCTGCACGGCAGGGGAGCGCTTCTGCGGCGTGGCCCTGGCTCCGGTGGGGGGCTTTGCCGCCGTACAGGTGGGAGGCTTTGCCCGGGTCAAATACAGCGGCACAGGCGTCGCGCCCGGCTGGGTGAGCCTCACCGCCGATGGCTCCGGCGGCGTGAAACAGGCGGGCTCCGGCGACGGGGCGAGAGATTATCTGGTCGTCAGCGCGGATACCACGGCCAAAACCGCCGTGGTTCGGCTGTAAGAAAAGGAGGATGCGGGTATGGCATACTGTTATGACAATCTAAAGCTGGAAAAAGGCATGTACAACCAGACGGGTAAGTCCTTTACCCAGGTGCTGGAGGAGCTGGACCCCGGTCCCCACTACAAGGGCACCCCCCTGGAGGGGCTGGACGCCTACCAGCGGCAGCTCAAGCGCTTCGACATCAAGGTCAAGGGCGAGGGCTCCGACGTGGTGGAGAAATTTTTCCGTACTTCCGACTCCGCCGTCCTCTTTCCCGAGTACATCGCCCGGTCGGTGCGGCTGGGCATGGAGGAGGCCGACATCCTCCCCGATCTGGTGGCAGCCGTCACCCGCTTCGACGGGCTGGATTACCGCTCCATCGCCTCCGCGCCCGGCGACGAGAAAAAGCTCCGCCGGGTGGAGGAAGGGGCCGCAATCCCCTCCACCACCGTCAAGACCCAGGAGAACCTGGTCAAGCTCCACAAGCGGGGGAGGATGCTGGTGGCCTCCTACGAGGCCATCCGCTATCAGAAGCTGGACCTCTTCTCCGTCACCCTCAAGCAGATCGGCGCCTACATCAGCCGGATGCTGGTGGAGGACGCCATCGGCGTGCTCATCGGCGGCGACGGTAACGACAACGCCGCCGACACCTATCAGGTGGGCACCAGCCCCATCGGCGGCACCAGCGGCACGCTGGACTACGACGCCCTGGTGGACTTCTGGGCCCAGTTCGAGCCCTACGAGCTCAACACCCTGCTGGTGCCCAGCGGCATCATGGTGGACATGCTCAAGATGACTGAGTTCCAAAACCCCCTGACCGGCCTCAACTTCCAGGGCACCGGCAGGCTGACCACCCCCCTGGGGGCCAAGCTGCTGCGCACCTCCGCCATGGACAGCGGAAAGCTCATCGGCCTGGACAAGCGCTACGCCCTGGAGATGGTACAGTCCGGTGACCGGGTGATGGTGGAATACGACAAGCTCATCGACCGGCAACTGGAGCGGGCCGCGATCACTACCATTTGCGGCTTTGCCAAGATCTTCAAGGACGCGGCCAAGGTCCTGACGGTGTGATGGAGGCGGCATGACGGAGGAGATCTTTGCATTGGCCAGGGCACTGAGCGGGGCCGGCGAGGAGGAAGAGGGCCTGCGCAAGCTGTGCGCCCAGGCGGAACAGGAGCTGGCCGCCCGCCTGAAGGAGGGGGTGACGGCCGGGGACTGCGCCGAAGCCTTCGCCCTGGCCGCGGCCTGGACCGCGCTGGCCGACTGGCGGGCGGGGGAGGACCTGGAGGGGGTGAGCGCCTTCTCCGCCGGGGACCTGACCGTCCGTGGCGGCGGAGAGGCCGCCTGCCTGCGGCGGGACGAGCTGCGGCGGCGGGCGGAGGCCGTACTGGCCCCCTACCTGGCCGACCGGGGATTTCACTTCCAGGGGGTGCCGGGTTGACGGGCGGAGTGCTCCGGGGGCTTCTGAAACGGTACGGACAGACCGTCTGCCTCCACTCCGGCGGCGGGCAGGAGGTCCAGACGCGGGCCTTCCTCCAGCCGGTGCTGGACCGGCGGGAGGACCGGTGGCAGAGCCTGCCCACCCCCCTGGGGGAGGCCAGGCGGGACCGCTTCCTCTACCTGGGCCCCCCGGATGCCCCGCTGGAGGGGCTGGAGGAGGGCTGGCTCCAGTGGAATGGGCGGAAATACGAGATAATGCAGGCCCAGCCCATCTATGTGGGCCGGCGGCTCTCCCACTGGTGGGGGCTGCTGCGGCCCAGGGATGCGGAGGAGTGACATGACGGGATTGGATCGAATCCGGGAGCATATGACGGCCTTTTTGACTGCGCGGGGCGTGCAGGCCGTGGCGGCCTGGCCCGGCCAGGGGCGCAGACGCCTGAGCGGGCCGGTGGCGGCGGTGTCCATCCGCGCCTGCGAGGGCGGGCCGTCCGGCTTCCGGGATTACCTGGGAGAGCGGTATGACCGGGACAGCGGCCAATGGCAGGAGTTGTACGGCAGGAAGGTACAGGTCACCTTCGGGCTGGACCTCTACGCCCCGAGGGAGAGCGGGGCGGCGGGGTGCCAGACCCTCTTTGACAATCTGGCGGAGGCCCTGGCCGCCGGGGGGCCGGAGGGGCTGAAGCTCCACACGCTCTCCCGGGGGGAGACGGCCTTCGACCGGGAGACGGGGCTGTTTCACTGCCCCGCGGAGGCGCAGTGCGGCGCGTGGCTCTACGCCGTGGCCGACGAGGGCGGGACCTTCCTGGATTTTGAGGTGAGAGGGGAACGAGCATGACAATGACGACGCATGAACGGCCGGGGGTGTACTCTGCCTACGACGCCTCGGCGGTGGTGTCCGGCAGCGGCGGCGGCAAGGTGGTCGGGCTGGCGGCGCTGTGCACCGGCGCCGCCGCCGGGGAGGCGGTGCGGATCACCCGCTACGAGGATGCGGTCTCCGCCTTCGGCAGCGGAGAGGAGATCTGCGAGCTGATCCGGTTGCTGCTCCTCAACGGGGCGGCGGCGGTGGACGCGGTCCCCGCGGCGGATGAGAGCGGTTACGCCGCCGCCTTCGCCGCGCTGGAGGCGGTGGAGGACGTAGCGGTGGTGGTGTGCGACTCCACCACCCTGGCGGTGCAGCAGGCCCTGCGGGACAGCGTAAAGGCCGCCTCCGCCGCCCGGCGGGAGCGCATCGGCGTGGCGGCCGGAGGAGAGACCGAGACGGTGAGCCAACTGGTGACCCGGGCGGAGGGGCTCAACGCCGAGCGTATGGTGCTGGTGGCCCCCGCAGACCCAAGCGGCAAGGGCCGGGCGGCGGCGGCCGTGGCCGGGGCCATCGCCGGAGAGAACGACCCGGCGGTGCCCCTGGGCGGCGCGGTACTCCGGGGCCTGAGCGGACTGAAGGTCCAGTACAGCGACAACGAGATCGACCTGCTGGTGCAGGGCGGGGTTACCCCCCTGGAGAGCGCGGCGGGGGAGATCTCGGTGGTGCGGGGCGTCACCACCAGAACTAAGAACGGCGAGGCCGCCGACAGCACCTGGCGGGAGCTGTCCACCATCCGCATCGTGGACGACGTGATCCCCGCAGTGCGCAACAGCCTGCGGGCCAAGTTCCAGCGGGCCAAAAACACCGAGCAGTCCAGAGGGGCGATCCGCGCCCAGACCATTCTGGAGCTGGAGAACAAGCTGGGCCGGGAGATCATCACCGGCTACGACGGAGTGACGGTGACGGCGCTGGAGGAGAATCCCACGGTGTGTCTGGTGGAGTTCAGCTTTACCGTCACCCACGGACTCAATCAGATCTGGCTGACGGCCCATGTGACGGTTTAATACGGAGGGGAAGCAATGACAGTGACGGGATTTCCCACCAGCAGCGACATCTACCTGGAGGTGGACGGCAAAAAGGTGGCGGTGGTGCAGAGCTACGCCGCAAAGACCAGCCGCTCCAGCCGGACGGTGGAGGCCTTCGGCGAGGATCAGCCGGTGGCCACCATACCCGGGCCCCGCAGCCATCTGGTGGAGCTGACGCGGCTCTACGCCACAGACGAGGCCGTGCGGGACGGCATCAACTTCCACGACCTGGAGGATTTCTCCCTGGTTATCTGCAAGCCGGACCGGAAGATTATCTACTCCGGCTGCCAGTGGAGCGCCATCGGGGAAAACGGCACCCTGGGCGACATGGTGGTGGAAAAGGTGACCATTGTGGCGGCCAAGCGAATCGAGACCAAGGCGTGAGCATGGAGCGGGATTGGATGACCCTCCTGGCCGGAGCACGGAGGACGGCGGCAGAGGAGGGACAGGGGCTGGAGCTGCGGCTCCTGTCCGCCCGAGAGGTGCTGGAGGCCCGTCGGGAGGCGGCGGGCCTGACGCTGGAGGACCGGGAGCGGGCCCTGTGCGCCAACGCCTGCCTCTTGGCCCGAGCCCTGGAGCGGGGCGGAGAGCCGGTGTTCTCCACCGGCGGCGCGGTCCTGGAGGGCCTGTCGGTGGAGCAGATCGCCTCCCTCAGCCGCCAGTGGAGCGCCTTCAACCGGCGGGAAAATCCCTCCCCGGAGGAGGGGGAGCCGGAGGTACACGATTTAAAAAAAGCCTGGAGCACGCGCCTTATGCGCGCCTTCAGTGGCGCGTGCTCCGGACTTTTGGGGCGCTGCCCACCGAGCCGCGGGCCCGGGCGATGACCGACCGGGATTACCTGTGGTGCGCCCTCAACCTGCTGCTGGACGGCGAGGAGGCGCTGGATGCGCTGTGTCCCGCCTGCCGGGCGGAGGCACGGGAGGGACGGTGCCCCGTCTGCGGCGCGGCCACGGGAGGCGACCGGACCGGGGAGAACGCAGGGTTCGACCCGGAGCGGTTTGAACGGATGCGGCGGGGGGAGAAGGCATGACGGACTACATCGAGGACAGCCTGGACCGGCTGGAGGAGGAGGAAGAACGGAGCTGGGACTGGCATGAGGCAGCGGCGGTCCTCTCTGCAAGGAGCTCCGAGAAGAGCCGCCAAGCGGCGGCGCAGAGCCAAAATGGGACCGCCGCGCCGGAGACGGCGGCGGTCCGGGAAAGGCGCCGGGAAAGGGAGCCGGACCTCCCGGCGTCCGCCCGCTCCGCCGCCGGGGGAACACAGGAGCCGGCGGAGAGCGGGACGGAGTGGAGCGGGCTGGAGGGGACCGCGCCG